ACTTCTGATATTCTTCTGACCGGAACGGGTAGTGGTTCTCATAACTTTAATTTGGATAAAGTTGTTGGTGCATATGATGGTGTTTTCCAAATCGCGAGTACTCCTTCTTCCAATACGTTTACTTTAACTTCGGATTTTAAGGTTCCAACTAGACAATATTCAATTAATGCAGCAACAGATGTAAGTAGTTCTACGGAAGTAATTACATTATCATCTGCTCATAACTTTATTACGGGTGAAAAGATTACTTATGATGCAAATGGAGGGTCTTCAATTTTAACAGGTGTTAATACAACTACTGTTTACGTTATTGGTGTAGGAAATACTTCCTTTAAGTTAGCAACTTCTAGTCTTGATGCTAAAAATAATGTTGCAATTAATTTGACGGCACAATCTGGAACACAGTATTTTAATTCTGACAATTTAATTAAAAATATTCAGGGTCAGGGTTCAGTATCAACAGTATCTGGAACAAAAGAACTTACTGGAACATCAACTAATTTCTTAATTAACTTCAAGAGATTTGATAAAATTTATATTGATAACGGAACATATATTGAAGAAAAGACTGTAGATAATGTGACCACAAATGAAAATATGACCTTATTTGAGAATGCTTCTAGTACTGTTAATGGAAATAATTATTATTATGCAACTCAGTTAGCACTTAGACCTGATGGATACAATCTACATAAACCATTTGATGGTGGTGTAGATATTACTGCAGGAACAAGTCCAAACAGTCGTATTGCCAGACAGACTCGTAAGTATTTCCGTTATCAGTCTGGTAAAGGTGTTCAGACTAGTATTGCTGTCAACTTTAATCCACCAAAATTAGTTAAGCAATTAATTAAAGCTTCTGGTACAACTGCTACTGTTGATACTCAAGAACAGCATAACTTATCAGCAGGAGATCCAGTTAGAATTGCCGGTGCTACAGTTGGATTTGGTGTAAACTATTATAATGGCAACTATACTGTGGCAACAACACCAACACCATTCCAATTCACTTACACTATGTCTGGCAGTCCAACTGATGTTCGTGCAGGTGGATTCCCTAACTATGTTCGTACTTCATGGACTGATAGTTTTGTTCGTGCTGGAATGTTTGATGACCAAAATGGATTCTTCTATGAGTATGATGGACAAAATCTTAGTGCGGTAAGACGTAGTAGTACGTTACAAATTGCTGGTAATGTTAGTGTTACTAGAGGAAGTCAAATTGTAACCGGAGAGGGAACAAGTTTTACGACACAATTAAACGTAAGTGATTATATTGTAATTAGAGGGCAGACATATCAAATTACTGAAGTAAGTTCTGACGTTCGCATGGTAGTTCAACCTGCATATCGTGGATTGGATGCAACAAAAGTTAAGGCAACTCTTACTGTCGATACTAAGACTCCTCAATCTCAATGGAATCTTGATCCTGCTGATGGTAATGGATTTACTGGATTTAACTTGGATCTGACTAAGATTCAGATGGCATACATGGATTACTCCTGGTATGGTGCTGGTAAGATTCGCTATGGATTTAAGGATGCAAAAGGTCATGTAAGATACATGCACGAATATATTCATAATAATGTATTGGATGAATCATACTTCCGTTCAGGTAACTTACCTGCTCGTTATGAAATTGAGAATGGTCCAAACTCATCCACTGCTCCAACACTATTCCACTTTGGTACTTCCGTTATCATGGATGGTACATTTGATGATGATAAAGCATATCAATTTACTGGACAAAGCAGACCATTCGCATTCACTACGGGTGCTAATGATACAGTAGCTTCAACCGCCGAATCTACGTTTGAACAGATTACTCTTGATGGTAATCGGGTTTATGTTTATTCTATGCAACTGTCTCAAGTAGATGCTGAAAAACTTGTTGTTGGTCACCAGTTCTCTGGTGGAGGTCTTCCTGCAGGAACTTATGTAACTCAGGTTACTGTATCTGGTGCAAATAGTAAGGTGTTTGTAAATTATCCTGCAACATCTGCTGACCCAACTGGAGGTTCAGAATATTCGCCAATTGCTAGTGCAACATCATTTACTGCTGGTGAATCTACAGCAGTTGAACTTCAGAGACCAATTCCTCTGATTAGTGTAAGACTTGCACCTTCTGTTGATAGTTCTTTGACAGGTGCATTGGGTGAGAGAGAAGTTATCAACCGAATGCAGTTAAGACTGAGACAGGCATCAGTTACCACGAATAAAGACGTGGAATTGTTCCTCCTTCAAAATACTCAACCAAGTGCTATCCCATATGAGAAGGCACAAAGACCAAGTTTGAGTCAGGTTATTAAACATCGTGCCGGAGATACAATTCTGGGTGGAGTTACAATTTATACAACAAAAGTTTCTGCCGGTTCATTATCAGTTGACCTTGCAGAACTTCTTGAAATTGGTAATAGTATTTTGGGAGGAGATAATATTTTCCCCGCAGGACCTGACCTACTTACACTTGCTGTTCAAGCACAGAATCCTTCTGGACTCACACTTGCTGCACCGCTTCAGGTATCTGGAAACATCTCTTGGTCTGAATCTCAGGCATAATAAAATAAATAACTATAAAGGAGAAGTATGGGAAAGACTAGAAAAACTGGTGATCTAGTTACTGATAATAATATATTTGTAAATCCTACTGATGATACCTTTCATGTTGGTACTGCATGTACCATAAGTGGTTCTAATATTGGTATTATAGATTGTAATGGAGTTAATGTATCTGGTATTTCTACGCTTGCTAATGTAAATGTCTCTGGTGTTGTGACATGTTTCCAACTTTTTGTTGATGGTACTCGGATTACTACTGATGGCGGTGGCGGCGGTGGTGGTGGAGGTAGTAGTTCATTAACTACCTTAGCATTTTTAAATTCATAATAAATAAACATAAGAAGGAGACTCTCTAAAGAATGGCCAATCCAAATATAATTAGTGCAACAAGTATTTTAGGGAAGATAGCATTTGATGCTGATATCGCTACATCTGCATCCGAACTCCTTGAGAATGCAGCATCGTCTGGTAAAATTTTAAAGATTAATTCTTTGATTATTGCAAATATTGACGGAACAAACTCTGCAGATATTACTGTAACAATCAGAAATGCTGCTGGAGGTACAACATATTCTACCTTAGCAAATACAATAGCAGTCCCTGCTGATGCAACTCTTGTAGTAATTTCAAAAGATACTTCAATTTATTTGTTAGAAGATCATTCAATTTATCTTGCAGCAAGTTCTGCAGGAGATTTAAGTGCTACTTGCTCTTATGAAGAAATTAGTTAATCATGGGGTACTATACCGAAAATAGTGGACTTATAGGTTCGGGAACAGTTAACCCAACTGGCGTTCATAGTATCATTTCCTCTCATTTAAGTGCTGGGGCTCTACCTGATTTGAGAACTATTATGAGTGATATTGGTACAGCAATTCAAAACGGTAGAACTGGATATATACTGACTACAAACAATTATAGTTACAGATTTGATGGTGGTGACGCCAGAAAGATTAATGATGGTACTGGTGATATATTTGATAATGGAAACTGGACAACACCAATATCATCTAGCACTAGAAGTAATAGTTCACCATCAAATGGTAGTACTGCCACAAGTCATCCCGATTCCATATATTATAGTCAAACTACTCCATTAGTTCACCCCACCTTTTCAAATTATACTTATGTTGCTGGTGGATGGACTAACAACAATTATTCGGTAAATGATGGACCATTAATTGTTGCAACAACAACAGGAAATAGTGGATATCAGTGGTGTGGATGGATGGTTGGAGGAGACTCTGGTGCTGATGGCAGTGGTACAAGAACAACAGTAGATTTGTATAATGGAGTTGATGTAAATGGATTTACAGTATACTCTTCTTATATGAGTACCTATAATGGGGGTGATCCTAGTAGTAATGATTTGTATATCCTTTTAGGACATCCTAATTGGGGATCAGTATTTGGTGCTATCAATAAATACAATAACACTAATACTACATCTACTAATAGTGCTATGTGGAGTGAAAGTACTAGTCAGAACAATATATTGGCAATTAAACTTTTTCTTTCTAGACAGAGTGCTACCTTGCCGGTTCAAGGTGAAATGCAAGGTATTGTTAATGATATTATTAGTGATATAAAAACACAGTTGGGATATTAAAAATGAGAAGAAATAATGGAATTATAGGTGTTAAACAATCAACTAATCTGTATGTTGCTACAGGAACTTTTGATTTATTTGATTGTTACAATGCTCGCATTAACAATAAATGGCCGAAAACAAAATATCTTAACAGTATTTCTCCCAATAGTGGAAATCATTTGGAAGGGCAACCTATAACATTTACGATTAACACGGATGGTTATGAAAATCAAGATGCTTTATATTATTCAATCGTATCTCAATCATCAGGTGGTCTTCCCACCAGTAGCTTTTTTACTGATAGCACATTGACTGGTCAATTTTACTTAAATTCTTCTGGTGTGGGTTCATTTACCAAAACCTTAGTGAGAAATAATACCAACGATACTGCGTCTTATAAACTTCAAATACGAGAACAATCAGTTTCTGGACCTATACTTGGGGAAAGTGGAACTTTTTCAATGCCACAACCTTCATATACACTCACACCAAGCACTTCAACGCCAAACGAAGGTACAACAGTTACCATGACTCTGGCAGGAACTAATACTTATACTGGAACTCACTATTATACATTAACAGGAACAGCAGCAAATGCTACTGATATTTTTAGCAATTTAACAGGTAGTTTTTCTTTTAATGGATCATCAGGAACTTTCTTTCTTTCTATAAGAGATGATCTTACTACAGAGGGTAATGAGACTTTCAATATATATGCACGAGCTAACAGCACTAGCGGACCTATTGTTGCCAGTAGTAGTGTAACAATACAAGATACTTCACTAACACCAGTTGCAACAATCACTCCAAGTACAACTAGTGTAAATGAAGGACAAACTGTTACGTTCTCTATATCTATGACCAATTTTACTAGTGGAACACTGGATTGGATCACAACCAGAAGTAGTGACATGGAATCGACAGATATTTCACCCAGTTCTGGAACAGTTTCTATAAGTGGTTCTACAGGATCAATTGTAATAACAGCAGACGCTGATGGGTATACTGAGTCTGGACAGACAGAATCATTTACAATTTCACTAAAATCTCCTGAAGATGATTCTGTAATTGGAACAAGTGCTACTGTTACGATTAATGATACATCAACAGGAAGTACTGAACCTACCACTATTGCGGATTTAAGAGACTCTGTGGAAATGGCCAAAATCTCACAAGCAATTGTTGGTGGCAGAACTAATTATAAACTTACAACTAGCCCTCATAATATAACGTATGGAAGTAATGCAACATACATACCTGATGGTGGTGGGGATATGTATGACAGTGGAAACTATACCATTTGTGTTACCAGTAATGTTAGTGGTGATTTTGGTTCCAGTGGAACTGGTGGTAGTCAACCCGTAAGTTATGCTAATACAACTTCTACTACACCTAGTGGAAGTGCTGCTGCTGTTAGTGATTACAAATATGTTGCAGGAGGATGGACTACTAATACAAACTTAAATAGTCATGGTGCATTAATCGTTGCTGCTACTACAGGTAATTCTGGATCTCAATACTGTGGATTTGCTAAAGGTGGAAACTCCGGTGCTGATGGTCAAGGTACAAAGAGTCAAGTAGATTTATACAATAACGCCACTGTTAATGGATTTCAAGTTTATGCATCTTATATGATGATTACTGGTGCTGGTGATCCTAGTACATGTGACCTTTACATATTGTTAGGACATAGCGAATGGGGAACAACATTTGGTTCGATAACGAAGTATAATAATACCTCGACTGGTGTCCAGAATGATGGTATGTGGAGTGATGGTACTGGTCAAAATAATGTCTTAGCTATAGCAACTTTAGCTGCTAGAACATCTGGTAATGCTCCTGTACAGAGTGAAATGCAAGGTATTGTTGATGATATTATTGCTGATATAAAAGCCGAATTCGGATACTAACATAAATATCGCAGAGGTATAAAATTATGTACTCATATAAAACACAATATCCTACTTCCAATTTACCAGAGAGAATTAGGCTTTCTGATGGAACAACTAGAACAGATTCTTCTACATTTACTAGTGATGAATTAGTAGATGCTGGATATGTTCAAGTTTCAAATCCTCCAGATTTTAATCAAGAAACTCATAAACTTACTTGGAGTGGTACTGAGTGGCAAACTACATCCTTGACAGAATCTGAAATTTCTGCTAGAAATATTAAAAGATGGGATCAGGTTAGAGAAACTAGAGATGAAAAAATTAAAGAAGTTGAGTGGAGAGTTATGAGAAACTTAAGTGAAACCAGACAAGGATTAGATACAACGGATAATATGTCTGACCTTGATGACTATATTCAGAAACTTAGAGATATTACATCTACAACAACAAATCCATTAGAAGTTTCTTGGCCTAACTTAGCATAATCAGATTGAATTATTAAATTGAAATTATGAATTTTATTGTATATACAAAAGACGATTGTCCCTATTGTAAAAAACTAAAACTTGTCCTAGAATTGACAGGTAAGGACTTTGTGTCTTATAATTTGGGAAGCGACTTTACTAAAACTGAATTCTATCAAAAATTTGGTAGAGGATCTACTTTTCCTCAAGTAATCTGTGATGATAAAAAAATAGGAGGATGTAGTGACACAATCGAATTTCTCAGAGAACAACAAGTCATTAAATCTTAACATAAATAAAAATAATCACGCTAATCGTGGTGTTGATTTTTTACTTAATGGAGGTAAAAGAAAGCAGACACAACCATTTCACATTATTTTTGAAAAGATGGTTTGCTTTCTAAACCGGGAAGTAAACGTCTATTTTGAGTTTTCCTTTAATATAAGGAAGAAAAAAAGAATTAAACCCCGGAGAAAGAACAATGTTAGCAGTTAGTTTAGTTTTTGGTTCATTCATGACCATCCTATTTCTTATCGTGGGACTAATTGGAGGTTGGACTGCTAGAGAATATATGATGAACTATCGGGAAGTACCAAGACCTCACCCCGAAATGTTTGATAATCAGGGCAACCTGATTCCAGATGAGGTTATTGCATTTAATTTTGAAAACTATCATGACTACGAAGACAACGGCGAAGAAGACGACAACTAAGAAGGCACCGGTACCAATTCCAGATTTACCGGCAAATCCTTTTATTTTTGAAGTGCTTCAAGTAATTTGTAAGCAAAGGTCAAAAGCAAAGAAGATTGAAGCACTTCGTAAATTTGACCATCCTGCCCTTAGAGCTGTTTTAATTTGGAATTTTGATACTTCAATTGTATCCATGCTTCCTGAGGGAGATGTTCCTTATGCATCTGCAGGTGAACAAACGGCATACAGCGGACAACTCTCCGATAAGATTGGAGATGCTGTAAATAAAATGAACGAGATTGGATCTCAATCTTTGGGATCTCAAGATCAAGGAAGAACATCTATTCGTAAAGAATTTAAAATCTTTTACAATTTTTTGAAAGGTGGTAATGATGGTTTGAGCAAGTTGCGTAGAGAATCTATGTTTATCAACTTGTTAGAAGGTCTTCATCCACTAGAAGCAGAGATCCTCTGTCTGTGCAAAGACAAAAAACTTGCTACTAAATATAAACTTACACAACCAGTTGTTGCTGAGGCATATCCAAATATTGTCTGGGGCAATCGCGGTTAATATTTAATCATTTTTTTTATCATGACAGAAAAAGTTCTTGAAAAAGAAGTAGTTACAAAGGAAGAATCTATGGATTCGTGGACGGCATCAGAAAGAGAAAATTCCAAGAAGAGATATGGTGTAGAAATCATGATCGAGAATGGAACTTGGGAACAAGTTAATACTAAAGAGTGTCCTAATGATGCCCGTATTGTAAAGTATGAAGTTGATGGACAACTTCGTTATGATTTAACTCGTAG